ATGTATAATATTAGTACAAAATATAAAATTAATTGAGGGCAGAAAGGTTCCTGCCGCACCTAACTTGAGGCATTAATTAAGATGTCGGTACTATTTTATAGTTGCAAATTTTGCATTTGCATAGGTATCTGAGATGTTGGGTACACCGTCCAACCAATTAATTTTCTAGCTAATTTTTTAAAGACACTGTAAAAGGTGTCTTTTTTAATGTGATAAATCAAGGTGGTGTAATCGTGATAGATAAACGTGTTGAGCAAGCTGTTAAATATATGGAAGATGTGGCTAATAACAATGCTCATGGATATGACCAACAATATAGATGGAATGAGTATGGCGACTTTGATTGTTCAAGTCTTACTATTACAGCTTTTCAAAATTCAGGAATACCCTTAAAAGATATGGGAGCGACATACACTGGTAATATGTCTGATGCTTTAAAAAAGCTAGGTTTTAAAAATGTAATAAGCTCTGTAAATCTAAATACTGGTGAAGGTATGAAAAGAGGAGATATATTACTAAATATTTACTACCATGTAGCTGTATACTGTGGTAATGGTAAATTAGTACAAGCAAGTATAAATGAGCTTACCGGACAGGGACAGAAGGAAGTTGGAGACCAAACAGGACGTGAGATAAATATAAGTAATTACTATTTATACAAAAGAGGATGGCACGAGGTATGGAGGTTTCCAGAAGTACAAGAGAAAAAAAAGGAGACTACAACTATGAGTGAAAAAGAAAGAGGTTATGCAATACAAGCTATAAATAAGTTAGCTGAATTAGGAGTATTAAACAGCCCTGATGTGCATATAAAAAATATTGATAAAAGTAACTGGGCACAATGGGTAGTCTTAGCTAAATTAGCAGAAAAAATAAATAAATAAATGTAAAGGCACTTTATACAGTGTCTTTTTTTATGCTTAAAAATAATTACTAGAAAGGAATAATTAATAATGATGTTAGTACAAATTACAGGAAAAAAGAATGAGGAACAACTAACTACTACAAGTCGAATAGTTGCAGAAGTATTCAACAAAGAACATTCTGATGTTATAAAAGTAATTGAAAATTTAAAAGAGGGTATCGGGAAAAGTTCAGACACCTATTTTACACTTTTAAATAAAATGAATGAACAAAATAAACAGTATTATAAAGAGTATGAATTAACAAGAGATGGTTATTCATTGCTTGTTATGGGATTTACAGGAGAAAAAGCATTAAAATTCAAATTAGAGTTTATAAATGCTTTTAATTCTATGGAGCAAGAACTTAAAAGAATTTACGAAGAACGTCAACAATGGCAAATAGAAAGAGAAAAGGGCAAGTTAGTAAGGCATATACTTACTGATACTATCAAGATGAAAGTTGCTGAAAGCCCTAATAAAAAGTTTATGTATCCTAATTATACTAAACTTATATATAAGGTGTTATTTAACAAGTCTTTTGATGAGCTTAAAAAGATTTATAATATCAAGCCAAAGGAAAGTTTGAGAGATTATATTTCAAGCGAAGAATTAAAGGAACTTGAACAAATGGAAATGCTTATATCTTCTCTTATAAATATTGGTTGGGGATATGAGCAGATAAAAGAATTTATAATGCAAAATCAAATTAAAAAATTAGCTTGCTAATTGACTTTGGGCAGTAGTCGTTAAACAGGTCTATTTTTTATGCTAAAATTCGCTTTTATCTAAGCGTTAATTAGATATGTATTTGTGGCTCGTTACACACGTAAAACAACGTATATACAAGAAAGGTGGTAAATTACAAATGAAAAGAGAATTTTTAAAAGAACTTGGTCTTACTGATGAGCAAATCGATAAGATTATGGCTGAAAATGGGGGCGATATCCAAAGGGAACAAGAGAAACTAAACGAGAAAGTAAAAGAGCTTGAAATTGTAAGCGGTCAACTTACTGAAGCTAATAAGACTATCAAATCATACAAGGATATGGATATTGATAAGATTAAGCAATCATCTGCTGAATGGGAAGAAAAATACAACAAAGCTATGGGAGATTTGAAAACAGAAAGAGAAAGCAATCTGCTTGATAAATTGCTATTATCTGTAAATACTCATGATGCTGATGTTGTAAAAGGATTGCTAAAAAAAGAAGAATTAGTATTTAAAGATGATAATGTGCTTGGTCTTGATAAGCAGATAGAAACGCTTAAAAAGGACAAGCCTTATTTATTTAAAGAAGATGAGGGAGCTAAAAAGACACCTACTTTTACATCTTCTGCTAAAACTGGAGCTGCTAAAAGCGGAATATCTAAAGAGCAGTTTGCTAATATGTCGTATTTTGAAAGATTAGAACTTAAACAAAGTGATGAGGCTCAATATAATGAGCTTGTGAAAGGAGAATAATTATGCCAACAGGAGTAACAAAATTAAATAATTTAGTAGACCCACAGGTACTTGCTGATATGCTGATACCTGAACTTGAAAAGAAGATAAAACTTGCACCAATTGCTGAGATTGATAGAACTTTGCAGGGTAATGCAGGTTCAAAACTTACAGTACCTAAATGGTCGTATATAGGTGAGGCGTCAGATGTGGCTGAGGGTACTGCTATACCTATCGAACAACTTGGTAAGACTGAAAAGGAAATGACTATTAAAAAAGCCGGTAAAGGTGTAGAGATTACAGATGAGGCTATGCTATCAGGATATGGAGATCCACTTGGTGAGGGTACAAGACAACTTGCTGTATCAATTGCTGACAAGATAGACAATGAACTTGTTGTAGCTCTTGGCACTTCTACTCAGACATCAGCGGTTACAGGCGGACTTACTGTAGCTAATCTTGACAAGTCTCTTGCTGTATTTGACGATGAAGATGATGAACCTGTAGTGCTTGTATGCAATCCTGCTAATGCTATGGAGCTTAGAGCGGATGCAGGTAAAAACTGGTTATCAGGTAGTGAGTTAGGTGCAAATAGGATAGTAACAGGTGCTTTTGGTGAGATACTTAATACTCAAGTGCTTAGAACAAGAAGAGTGGCAAAAAACACTGCGTATCTTGTTAAAAAAGGTGCTTTGAAACTGCTATTAAAAAGAGATACTATGATTGAAACTGATAGAGATATAGTAAAGAAAACAACTGTAGTAACTGCTGATAAGCATTATGGAGCATATCTATACAACGATAAAAAGACTGTTAAGATAACTATATCATAGGAGGTACTTATATATGAGTATGTTGCTTAGGAGATATCACGATAAAGTAAAAGAAGAGCCTGAAAAAAAGGCTCTTTCAGATTTAAGTTATGATGAGCTTAAATCATTGGCTAAAGATAAAGGTATAGAAGATTATCACAAAATGAAAAAAGCTGAACTTATAGACGCTTTAAAGGATAGTGAGTAAGATGTTCAAGATTGATTATAGCTACTATAAAAATGAATATGGCGGAAAGTTAAATGAGGACGTGTATCGTCCTCTTTGCATTTCTGCTTGCTCACTTGTTGATATGTACACTTTTAATCGAATAAGCTCTGATAATGTCATAGATGAGGTAAAAAACGCCGTATGTGAGCTTGTAGATTTTATAAGCAAACATACAGATGAAAAAATCATAAGCTCTGAGAAAATAGGTCAAGGTAGTGTTACTTATGATACTAAGTATGAAAAGAGCCTTGATAACTCTGCTTATGATATTGTTAGAAAGCATTTAATCCATACAGGATTAATGTATAGGGGTAAGTAATATGTTTTTAAATAGTGATATAACTATATATAACAAGGTCTATGACGAGGATAAAGGATATGACACATATCAAAGAACTGTAATAAAAGGTGTGCATTTTGAAGATAGTAAGGGAGCTAATGTCATAAAATCAGGTCTTGAAAATGCTGATAGAGCGTCTATATATGTACCTTTTAAAGCTGAGATGTCAAGACAGTATATAAGTCCGATAGAGTTTAAAAAACTTGATGACAAATCAAAGTATTTCACTTTTGAAAAAGGCGATAGACTTATTAAAGGTGATATTGATTTTGAGCCTACTACTGAAAAAAGTATCGATGAAAACTATGATGCCTTTACTATTACAAGTGTTGATATATTTGACTTTGGAAGTGAAAATATGAGACATTTTGAACTGGGGGCGAGATAGATGGTTATTATATTTGATAATTTAGAGCGTATGCTTGCAAGGCGTAATCTTGAGACTAACGGCGAAGTACAAAAATTCATTGACAGCGAAGTAATAAGACTATCTGAGCCTTATGTTCCTCATTATACAGGATATCTGAAAGATGACGCTCCTGATATTGGAACTGTAGTCGGTAGTGGAAAAGTAAAATATAAAGCTCCTTATGCGAGGCGTCAATACTACGAAAACAGGGGTAATGGTCAAAGGGGTAAGATGTGGTTTGAGCGTATGAAAGCAGACCATAAAGATGATATATTAAGAGGTGCGTTAGAGGTGGCTAAAAAATGATAGATGAACTCAGAGATTATATAAGGTCGTGTCCTCTTATCAATAAGAAAAAGAAGTTGTATATCGACTATCTTGGTACTGATACAGGCGAATATACTATAGATATTATGCCAAATGAAAGTATAGTGAAAAAATATGCTGACGGCGGAAGTCTGAGAAAGCTCGTATTTGTATTTGGTAGTAAGGAGTATTACGGAAGTGATATCAGGACAAATATCGAAAATAGCGGATTTTATGATAAGTTTCAAAGATGGATAGAAGAACAAAACGATATAGGAAATTTGCCAAATATCGAAAATGTGCAAAGTGTTAATTGTGTTACTTATGGCTATCTGTTCAATACTGACGGAGCAGATAAGGCAAGGTATCAAATACAAATGGAAATGATATATTATAAAGGAGCGTAAAAATGAAAATAGCAAAAAGAAGTGATAAAGTAGCCTATCTTGAAGTGCCAAATACAGGTGGTTCAGGCTCTAAATTTTACAGAATGACAGGGTTTAAATCTCTTTCTAAGAAGATGAATCCTAAAGAATATTCAAGACAATATGTCGATGAGGCATTTGAGACTACTGATATAGTAGGTATGAGTATATCTCAAGATTTTGAGTTTGACCAAATACTCGACTCTCCTCCTCATAAACATATCATAGATATAATAGATAGTGAAAAACTCGGAGCGGATGCAATAGTCAATATTGTACAAGTTGACTTCACGCAAAAAGGAGCAACTGACGGAGAGTATGTAGCTGTAAAAAGAGCTTTTGCGATAATACCTGAGTCATCAGGAGATGGTACAGAAGCATACACATATACAGGAACATTCAAGGTAGCAGGTCAATCTGTAGTGGGTAAGGCTACTACAAATGATAAATGGGCTACTATTGAGTTTGTGGGAGTTTAATACTCCCTTTTTTACTTATAAAATTAAGGAGATATAAATATTATGGCTTTTAAATTTAGAGATAATGCGGTTAATCTTGACTTTGATGGTAAGGAGTTTACACTGGATCCTTTCGACAATGATACACTTACAAAAATAGAAGAAGTAGGATTAAAGGCTAATAAGATATCAGGGAGTCTAAAAGATAAACCCGCAAAAGAACAAATAAATGATATGATGGATTTTATGGTTGAAAGTATAGACTCTATACTTGGCAAAGGTGCAATAAAGGAGATATTCGGTAAAAGAAAAATAAGATTTTGTGATTTACTTGATATCTTTTCTTATATTGCCGATGAGATGAAAAAAGGCAGAGATACTATAGTTAATAGATACTCGCCTGAAAGATTGAAAAAATGAATATCTTAATTGACAAACTCCCATGCTCTGTCATCGTTGATAATATTGATACTGAGATAGTATCTGATTTTAGGACAAGTATATTATTTGAACAGTTGATGAAAGATAATAGCGTTAATGATGATGTAAAAATAGAGCTTGCTCTTAATCTGTATTTTCCGAAGCAGTATATAATAAATACTGTAGACGCTGTTAATAAAATTATATGGTTTTACAGCGGTGGTAAGGAGATAAAAGACAGTGGCAGTAAATTAAATAATAGTAGTAAAAATGTTAATATCTATGATTTTGAACAGGACGCTGATTATATCTATGCGGCGTTTATGGAGCAGTATAAGATAGATTTAGCTGATATTAATTATTTACATTGGTGGAAGTTTAAAAGTCTTTTCTACGGTTTAAATAAGGATATACAGCTATCTAAGATTATGTTTTACAGAAGTTTAGAACTTACAGACGATATGACTAAGAGCGAGCGAAAATTCTATAGAGATATGAAAAGGCTATACGCTCTTGAAGATATGCGAAGTGAAGAAGAGAAAGAACAAGATTTTAATGATTGTCTGGCAGGAATGTTTTAAAACGGCGTTGACAAAAAAGCGTATATGTGATATTATTATACCGTAACAAAAACCTTATTCGTTAAGGATGTGTTATTTAAGGAGAAAAAGAGCCTTATTCGTTAAGGACACTGTAGGCATATCAAATGATATGCCTAATTCTATGTTGGGGGATAATTATATGGTATATGATCTCTTTGGAGTTTATCTTATAGACTTTAAAAAGAATGTCGGTGCAGAGTTTTCAGGTAAACATTATGCGGTTGTTTTAGCAACAGTAAGTGGGGATAATACCATATTGGTTGCTCCTATTACAAGTAAGAAAAGTGGAAAAAAGTATAAAGGCGGTTTTACAATAGACTGCAATAAATATCAAAAAAATCCGTCTACGCCTAAAGCATTTGTGAGAATAAAAAAGATGAGAGAAATAGATATAAAAAGAATATATGGGGATAAGATATATACATTAGATGATGAAGATA